ATAGTAAACCATAAACCGTGGGTGTTCCTGGTAGGTTTATATCTAATGGACTGTAAATTCCATTTCCTAAATAAATAGCAACGCGGTCTGACAATGTAACATTTCCAGCTGATGTAAAAGCACCAGTTATATAAATTAAATTATTAAATTTTAATAATTCATGTACATTTCCGTTAAAACCACTTCCTAATGCTTCCCATTTTTGACCATTCCAGCGCCCCCAATATCCAACTGTTACTCCACCTAAAGTCGTACATTGTCCACCAACATATAAATTGCCAGCCTCATCTAATATAGCCGCATTTAATGGGGCATTACTGCCAGTTCCTAAACTTACCCAAGCCGAACCAGTCCATTTAACAATATAGTCACCGTTAGCATCACCAGCATTTGTAAAGTTTCCAACGATATATAAATTATCGTCTTTGTCAATAGCAATACCACCAACACCAGACGATAACCCCGTTGATAAAGGTGTCCAGACAGCCCCGTCCCATTTTGCAATATGTACAGTATTGGCGACTCCTCCAGCAAGCGTAAAATCACCACCAACATATAAATAACCATTTGAATCAATTGCAAATGATCCGCACGGATCATTTAACCCAGTTCCTAAACTAGATACCGCTGTACCATTCCACATAACAATATTGTCGCCATTTGCATCTCCTAAGTCGTCAAAATCACCACCGATGTATAAATTTCCAGAGGCGTCAAATTTTAAAGCATATACAATGCCAACTATGCCGGCTACAACACTAACCCACGCGTTTCCGTTCCACATTGCCAGATTATCAGCAGCACCATCACTGCCAGCGTTATCAAAATCACCGCCGATATAAATAACTTTTGTAATAGGATGTTGTGCAATTGTATAAACTACGCCCGTCACCCCTGCCATACTATACCAGATACCGTCTGTGTCCTGATAAACGATATAATCAGCGTTTGCTAATGTTGACGAAGTACCAAGCACCGCCGCGTTATCCCCGTCCATATACAAATCGTCATACGCTTCAAATATCAAAGCTAGGTTCTCTTGTGTCGGTTTATTCCAGTTGCCAAGCATACCATCGCTTCGCATTCTTACCCGTAAGAACACCGTTTCACTTGCTGGCAATCCGGCGCTCGTAGTCCCCTGATACATGATGGTCACGTCCTGATCACCCGTCACGTAATCCGGTTTGAACAGGTCAATGATAGCCTTGCGGTTCGTCTGCAATGCGTCATAATTAGCACCGATGATTTCACCCGTCAAAATCAATTCACGGTCACGCTTCAAAGTCCGTTGGAATAAAGAACGCCCGTCCGCTTTCATCTGCTTTGTCAGGGTATAGGGTGACATGCCCAATCCCATAAATGATGACAGGTGCATATAATCAGACAAGTCAACCAGCGTCCCACCGTGCCTTGATGTGGCAAGTCTTACGCTCGTGCTTGCGTGCGCCTGTCCCGTCCAGTAACAATCCTCACTATCCCCGTCGAAGTAGGTGGTTTGTTCTGGCTCTAATTCAAATTGAACACCGTCGATATAAAACGGTAGTATGCTTTCGTTATTATTTTTCAGGATAAAAAGCATTATTGATTCGGTTGCAGTTGCGGTATAAGTGCATACATGTCTATTCCAGTAGCCTGTACCTGTGAACGTTGTTTCAGTGCTTAATAAATTAGCAGATGTGTCACGAACGTTTATTGTATATGGAATACCGTTAGCGCCCTTTACATCAACGCTAAATGTATAAGTATTAGTATCAGTTACAGCAATATTGCCGAAATAAACACCGGAATAAACCGCTGTTGTGCAAGTCACACAAAGCGATTGATAGCCACGCTTTGCGGTTGAAGTGTCAGCACTTGCCGCGGATGCTACAACAGTCCAGCCCGTTGTGTTCAATTCAAAGGACGGGTTCGTCACCAGATTGGTGTCAGTGGTTTTAGTTGGTTTTACTACGTGTAGATTCAGATATTCAAGTGTCATAATTCACCTATGCCATAGCCTGCATGATTGCAAATGCTGTCTGTATGCTGTTAGCGTTCTGTAATGTCGTGACGCCTAAGTTAAAATTATTGGTAACGTTTGTCGGGTAGATGTGTCCCCCGTTTTGTCCCATCTGTAGTATTTCTGGACCGCTTTCGCCGACGACGACGGTTTGTCCGGGACGAACGGGACCGCCTGCGGCTTCCATGATTGGACTATCATCACCAACACCAACACTACCTGCCCCGATTGCGTTAGCGACATGTTGAAATTTATCATAGTCATGTATCTTCAACCATAGATCTATATTCACATCCGAAGGCATTCCATCAAGTGCGGCTGCTAATCCTGCCACTAATGCAGTATATGTTGCTTGTGATATTGTTTTATTCTCTAACATTTGTGCGTAGGTTGCTATTTTTTCAGTAGCATAAACTGTAGATTGGTCAACAAGTCCCATTGCATAAGCTAATTCTAAAGCTGCGTCCGCTGATAATCCTTCACTTGCAATTTGGAATACCAATTGTTCGTTATACTTTTTCATTGCATCAACTGTGTTATTAGTTTCTTCTGTAACGTCTTCAGTTGATACCTTTAATTTTTCGTTCATATCAACAAGGCCGGATGATTGTTCTGTTGCATATTGCACAGCCCTTGCTAATTCCCATTCAGCTTCGGATAATACGTCTGTAGTCCAAGCACCAGTGCCAAGTAATTTTAGTAATCTATTTATTTCATCGCTGTATTCTTCATAGCTTTTAGTTGTATAAATAATATTATCGACGTGTTCTTCTGTAACGTCATTTACTTTATCTTGGGCAGTCATCACCATGGTTAGCGTGTCTGCTAATTTAACCATTACGGGAACCAGTTCATTGCCGATAGATATTTTTACCCCCATAACAGTATCGTTTAGTGTATCCATTGCTATTTCATATTCTCTGGCAGCATCAACGTTTTCCTGTGTCAGGATAAGTGAACCGTCCATTTCATCAGCCATCTGTTTTATAGCATCGCTACCGATTTCCAAAGCCTTTCCCATTTCAAGTCCAGCGCGTCCAAAGTTATCCAACAGGTACTTATTTCGTTCTGAACCAGCGGCAAGTTTCAAATATTCGTCACTCATTTCCGCCATTTTATCAACGGAGAATGTGATACCTTCTTGTGACATTTTACGAAGTGACATTGTTAGCGTTTCAGCACTGACATCCATGTCATCAAATACTTGAATGATTTTCGACGTTTCTTCGGCGCTCATTCCACTGGCACGCTGTAAATCCCTAACCTCCGCGGCATAGTCAACCGTTACCCCTACAGTTTCTTTGATGACGGCGCTCAATGCTTGATATGCCTGTTCTGCAACCATTAGCATGGAGTTCATTTCGGTGAATGTACCCTTTAGAACATTGCCTGACTTCTTGGATTTCTCACCCATTCCATCGATTTCTTTATTGACTTTTTTTAATTCAGCCGATGCCTTATCTTCAGCACTTACGACAATCTTTACTTTTTGATCAGCCATTTCGCATCAGCTCCTTTATGTAGTTAATCGTATTCCAGTCATCAGGGTTGTTATGTTTCCAGTCAATGAATGCGCCTGGTTTGATTCGTTTGAATGTATTCCAAAGGCTCTCAATATCCAAAGCAATCCTGATACGTTTCATCAATTCGACGGGCTGGTCAAGCTGCCCCCCTGGTTCTGGTAATCCACCAAAGGCGCGCATATTCCAGCCAAGTTCTAATTCAGGCGGCGGCGTCTGTCTTTTTTTATCGGCATACTCCACCACCGCCATGATTAGTTTTTTGTGTCGGGCTTAATGGACTTGTTCAACGCAGCGGTCAACTGGTTCGATATGTCAATGATTTCGTGTGGCTCAAGGTCTTCGACGCTTTCCAGTTCTGTGATAATGCCCGCTTTTATGGCTGCGTTAATGTTGCCAATCATGTACGTGAATCCTTTTTTATCGTCGTTAGCTTCTTTTTCAGACTCGTATAACATGATATGTCTACCTAATATTTTGTTAATTATCATCCTTCACCTCTCCCAGGTTTACGGTATTGTTGCCAGTTCGTTGACTACGATAATCTCACCAAAGATTCCGGCGGTGTCACTGTAAGCACCAACAAACTCAAAATCAATGGTATTGTTACCGTCAAGTTCTCCAACACCTGATACGCGCTCAAAATATCCAGCCAAATCAAGGTTAAACGTTTTGTAGGTGTAAGTCGTGCCAGCGGTTGCAACAGACGCGCCCTCGATTGTCAATCTGATTTTCCGTGCAGTGCCAGCCCTGAAGAATACTTTCTCCGCGATTGATGTAGTGTTGTATTCAAGTGACATTGTCAGACGTGGTACAAATGCAGTCCGTACAATCGAACCAAATTCAAGTGATCCACGTGCACACCATTTCGGCGTTAACCCGAAGTCAATATTCAGCGTCAACCCTAAGACTGTACAATCAATCAGGGTTGATCCTATAGTCCCACCAATCGCGTCAATGTATAGTTTAGTCTTACCGAACAGCATCGGATTGACAACTGGAATCGACGAAGATGTCAAGGCTGTGAACGCTTGCGGATCTTGTTTCCTACCGTACCAGTTTACATTGCAGGTATATTGACTTTGCGGAGAACCTGTCAGCGTTATGGATTGTGCAATTGAATAATCCATAACCTCTGCACCAGCGTCATCACCAAATTCTAGTGACTTACCACTCACAGACGGACTTGACGCCGTCGGGAACGGATATACCCAAATTTGACCAGTACCAGCACCATCAACGCTTGCGGTTGCTTCAACGATTCCACATTGCAGAACGTCTGTAATCTGCTCGAATGAAATCGGATCGAAGTCCATGGATAATTTGCCGCCCCGACGCGCTACATAACTGTCAGTAGTCCCATTGATAAGGTTGACATCTTCAACGTGCCGATTGTGAACGTCATCATCCTCGAACACGCCAACACCTCGGACAATGGAAGTGGCAGCGACTTTCGTACCGATTGCCGATGATACCTCCGTGCCCCATTGTATTTTTCTAGCCCATTTTGCGCCCATATTATTTACTCCTTTAACTAATTACTTTTACGTTGTTTAATGTATAAATACGCGATATTACTGGCACGGCGTCCAGCGTTCCCCGTAATGTCGAAAATGTTACGTTCTCGAATGTGTCCACGTTCCCATTAAGTGTGTAATCGCTAATCAGCTTTGCGACAACTAACGGGTGTAGTGTTTCCAGAACCTTAAAAGACTCGGTATCATTGCCACCCTGGGAAACGTGCAATTCCACCATGATTTGATTTAGCTCTCGATTTGCACCTAAAGGATTGCCTGGTAGAATATCGCCTGTGTCAAGATGCGTTATGATGATAGGCAATATTCCTCCACCAGGGTAATCCGGCGCGGACTTGATACCCGTAATCGTTCGTAGTTGGCTTTGTAGCCATGTGATACCTGCCAATATTGTCATTTCTGATTCCAGTCCCAATTTATTTGATGAATTATTGGTTGTAATAACGGAATCTTTTCACCTTCTTTTACTTCCAAAAGGTCTATAGATTCAACGGTTATTTCAATAGACTTATTAAAATAATCACCACAAATCTGAATTTGTTTTATTTCAGCGTATGAAGGCATGTGTAATACTTCTTTTAAATAACTAGCGTCTATTTGTATTCTTGCCAAATTATTCATTAGAATTGACTCCTATAAGGATTGATAATCGTTTGCACATCAGGGTCAAGTTTTGGTAATGTCATTTGTTCGGCTCCCATTTCACCACCGCCAACAGTACCGAAGGGTGCCTCACTTCTACGTAAGAACCTTGCCGCCTGAATAAGACACGCTCGTTTTATATCCTCAACAGGACGCCATACTTTGATTGCTGTACTGATTAGATGCGTCGCAGCCGTGCTACCATTCCAGCCACGAATGACTGTCAGGGTATCAACGGTTGACGCATCCACCGCCGATACTTGCATAATCTCGTTATCAATCCTGATGATATGCCCTACTTCAAAATCAAAATCAGCGGACGCGCTAATCGTTGTTATTGCTGTAGTGGCAACAGCCGCCGATAAGGTTGTTTCGCTCGTCCACGCGCGCGTGTAGTTATCATGGAAGCCCCAAAATCCTAGCACCTGAATAGCAGCCATTTCATCCCACGTGGAGGACGTTTCAAACCAGACATTGCCAAACGGATTCAGCTTTATCATCCATTTTGGATAGCTGTTATACGGATATAACTTATAGTATGTTGACGTGATTTCTGTTGCGTCACCGTTGGTAAGCGTGGTTATTTCCAGCAAGTCATCGTATAAATTCAGCTTATCTTTAGTGGGTGTGTCATACAGGTTCGTTTTGACTTGTGGGAAAAAGTACGTCCCCGTCTGTTTGTCGATTGCCCTTGACGCTGCCATTAATGCGTTATTCCCCATACTTGTATCAGTATTGGTACTATTCGGCATAAATGCCAGTAATTCTGTCAACGTTGCATAGCTGTTTTCAAGTGCCATGTTTTACCTCTTACTGATGGAATCTTGTCATCATTGTTTCAATATGTAGTTCAATCATCCGTAACCAATACGCGTCATTGCCGATGTTGTGCATACGCTCGTACATCTTGTCAGGGATAACAAGATTGTGTGGTTTGATTACTTCGATTTCCTCGATTATTTCTTCCTGTTGTTCTGGTTGTATTTCTACTTGTGGTTCGATTGGTTTTACAATCGGCTTTCGTTTAGCTACCATCTTTACTTTCTCCTGTCATAGCCGATAGCGTTCTAACACCACCAGCGGCTTCTAATCGGTTGTCGTATTCGGCGATATATTCAAGGTTCTCCTGATACGCGCCATGTAACGCACCGACGTTATAAGCAAGCTTTAATTCCTGCTCGATAAACTTTCGCAATTGCTCAAGCGGTTGATATTGCCCCGTCTGTTGCCATGCGTTGAATACGTATTCAGCCTTACCAGCCATTAGATACATCAAAGCTTTTTGCTCTTCCCCGTCTTTGGCTGCTTGTGCTGCTCTACGTTCAAATTCCTGTCTGCTAATCATGTCTTCACGTTTGCTGTAGTTTTCAGCTTCCTGCATTGCACCGCTGAATCTACCAGCGTCAATTGCAATACTTCGCCATTGTAGGGTTAGTGGAATTACATTTGGATATTTATGCTCTAATATTGCATCTGTAACGCGACTGCGTAACTTACCAGATTCCTTTTCCTTGTCGCGCCATAGTGTCAGTAATTCCGCAAAGCGTTTACTAAAATGTTCACGGTCAATCTGGATCTCCCCTTCATAACCGTATAATTTTTCACTGAAGTATTTTTTATTGCAAATCTCATACAGGTTGATTCCCCGTCCGTATGCGATACCAATCCAATAAACAAAATTCATTAGCTGATACCCGTACTCTGTATTAGATTCCATATCTAAGCCGTACAGCCCTATTTCTTCATAGCCCTGATAGATTGCCAGCGCCAACGCGTATGATACCGAAGCTGTGAACCATTTCAGGTTTGCCCCTGGTATTGTGGCTACGATTTCGTCTAATGGGTATTTCCGGCTGTTTGGGACGTTTTCGTCCACGTCCTGCATATAAATAACCTTATCGCCATGTTCGCGCTGTAGCCATTCCCAGTGTTTCGGATTCACCCAGTTTTGAAGGCTCTTATATACTTCGGGTTTATGTAGCTGAATGCACGCGTCCCAACGTTTGCACCATTGTCGATCCGGTTCGTTGGGATAATATTCTTTAGTTGCCATTGGTGACTCGTTGAATACCCAAATATCAACACTTGGGTCATCGAATGGGGCGTTATTCCTTGTTGCTGGATGCGTCCCCACGATTGCTAATTTTCTGCTCATCTCTCTCTCCAAAGTTGTTAGGGGGTGGGATTAACCACCCACCCCCGTTACAGAACAATCGTCAAATTATGTAGTTGATACGAAGGTAGCCTGCTTGTAACGTGGTGCTACAAGTGCGACGGCTGATAACAATGCAACACTGTTTCCGGCTGATGGTGTAAGCACGCAGTTGATCCAGCGTGCATCCGACTCCGCACCACCTGGAATTTCGTCAACGTCAACAACAGCTAACAGCATATTTCCTGTCAAAGCTGAAGATAACGGGGCGTATCCGGCTGAAGTTGCGGCGGTCAAAGCACCCAGGGAGTTCGCGGCAACGGCTCCACTCAAGCGATACTTGAACGGAATTGCAACGGCGGAAGTGCCAGCCTGTACGGTTGCGGCGGTTACGGTTACGGTGATAGTGTCATCGGCGGAAGCGGTCAACACACCAGCACTGATAATAAAAGCCACTTGGTGAGCGGTTTTACAATCAATGAATTGTGTAGTTAACGCGGTTGCGGCGGTGTCAACAGGCTGGACGCCTGGCACTAAATTAAAGTCTAAGATATTCATTATGTCCTCCTGTTATGAAGATGCGGTAGCTAATGAAACGAATGGGGATTGTGTATTGCTGCCCTTGAATGGGGTCAATGCACTATTCCACATCGGAGCGCCGTCGATACGATAAACGAATCTGAAACAAGTCTGGTCACTGGTAAAGGCGACGTGAATACTTGAAGCGGATTCGATACCCTTATCAATCGCTTGATACTGGCTCATTGCGGCTAACACGATGTCGCCTGTGGTTCCCATTGTTTGAGCGTATTCAACTTCGATGATAGGTTTTCCCATCAATGTAGCGAACGGGTTTCCTGCAAAACCTTGTGGCATGTAAAGATTCTGGTAGGTGCTACCAATCTGATATAACTGTGGAGTTACATCCTGATTGATAAACCAGGCATAATCATCTACACCAGCCCAACGACGCGACCACATGGTAAGAATGTCAGCTAATTGTACTTTGCTGGCATCAAGACGAAGCGGTGACACCAAAGCAGGTGACTGCATAATACCCAGGGGTTTCGCGACGCCGTTACCGTTGAAGATTGCATCTTCGGATTGGAAGATCAATTCATTTGGTACGGTTCGGTTAAGCCATGATTCCAACGCTTTCACGTCACTCAATAATTCGTCGGTTGCATAAGCTAACGCGGCAACTTTCTTGAGCTTCAAATCAACCTGGCGAAATGCTGGCTTGCTGGATGTTTTGGTTCCTGCTTCTGCTAACCAGTAGCCTAAGATTCCACCCTGACGGGTTGAAGCGCGGCTGGATTCGTCAACGGCAAAGTATGTCATGTTGTTTCCGCTGATTGAATCTTTCGATACGCGGTTGATGACTTTGCCTAACTGATACATACGCTCAACGATTCCACCAGCGTAGTTAGTAGGTACTAAGTACCCACCATCAGCAGGGGTTCCTTCGCTCATGCCCGTGGCTGCTTTCAACGGCAATAAACGCACGTCCTGACTGGATGGATACAGAGCAGCATTTTTGACGGCCTTGAAAAATTCCCCGGCTGTTTTAAACGGCTGATCTGCTTCATCCTTTACAACTGTGACGCTCTCTGACTTTACGGCAGGTTCGGACTTGCGATATTCCTCAATTGCTGATTTTGTAGTGGCGTCAATCAATGCTTGGAGTTCTTCTTTTTCCATTGTGTGTTCCTCTTTCTCAATGTTTTGTATGATTGATTGTGTTTCGACGATTGGTTCTGATTTCACGTCCTGCACTGTGTCACTATTCTCTGACACCTCTGGCTGTTGTTTCATCAGGGACTTAATCGGTATAACTGAATTTCTAAACTCGGCTGGTGTGTGTGTCAATGACGCTTCTGCGATTGGCCAGTATGTGATTTTGTAGATTTCTTCGTTCAGTTGTTTGCGCTCGATAAGATGACCAACAGAACCGGATGACCAGCCCAACTTGCCTTGATCTGCAAGCTCCGTGATAAACTTTTCGTATTCGTCACGTTCCTGGACGATTGTTTCTGCCCAAATGCCAAAGTCATCCATAGATAATGTTGCCTTGCCTAGCTTTTGTCGTTTGAAGTGGTCATCAAAGCCATGATTGAAGTACGTCGATTTCTTGATTGGAAATTCGTCAATGTCGAAGTCGGTATCTTTCTCGAAATAATCACCTGTCAAATCTGGCTCATTTTCGTTTGTGAAGCGCACTAAATATCCGGCAAGTTTTACCCCGTCGGCTGTACGTGTTGCTTTCACCGCGTCACCCATATAGACAACACCATCTGTCATCATGTGGGTTTCGTTCTTGTCATCATTCATGTTTAGCTCCTTAAAATAAATTTGGCGCAGGTATAAAGTTACCTGCGCCGCTTACAAGCCTAATGCGCTTTGTTTGTGTCCTTTTCGCTTGTCGCTAGTCCCCTAGCCTATAAGCTATCCTGACACCAGATATTGAATTATTAGCATACTAGCACAATCGTTCTAACTTGTCAATAGATAAAATGGAATTGGTGCGATTTTTTAAGATTGGATAGACTTCATAAACCAATACCAAAGTCTTTCTTTGATTATATCTTCCCATTCTTTAGGTTTGAAATTATCAAAAAAGATTGTTCCTAAAATTGTTACTGCTACATCTTAACTAAAAATAAGCGTATCTGCAATACAAGATTTACAAGTAACATATCCTTCATAAACAGGATTTTCGCCACATCTATAACACTTATCAATTTTTAATTCTTTACCCATGTTTAATATACCAACAGGATTATAATTTTTTGCCATCAATACACCTCTATTCATCTTTGCCTTACTCTACAATGTTTTGGTTGTGATTTTCTAAACCACGAACGAACCCCGACACGATTTGATTTTTTAGCAAGCTGTAATAATTTTCTCGATCTTCCAATAGGCATAATAATAACATATTCACCAATACCGTCCCAAGATGAGGAAGCCTCTTCTAGTTTTGCATATTCTTTTACTAATTCAAAAAATGTTGTTTCTGTTTCACGTTCCTGATCCATCAATACACCTCTTTCAACATCCTGACCGCTTCCAACAGCTTTTCGTCTGTCAGCATTTCGGGTGATACGTGCTCTGTGTAGTCATCGCCGAATAGCAGGAATTTTAGTTTATTTGTGAATATATATTCAGGATTCATTATCTCATGATAGATAATACTCATATATGGAAGTTTTTCACCTTCCTTGTTTTCAAATGATTCATGCTCAAATATAGCCATGATTTCTTGTCTGCCAAAATAATACTGTTTTTCAAATTCAATAAACTTAGCATCTTTTGGCAAGCCTTCGATACACTCAATAAATGATTTCTTCCCAATATTCCAGCCTTGTGTGAACATTGTCTGAAGCGTTTTAGCATCAATATAAACAATCATTTTTCCCATTTCTACTCCTTTACCACCCGATATAATCCAATCAAGAATTTACGCGTGTTAGACGTTCCTAATCCGTGAACATAATTGCCAATCGGTATGCAACCCATCCGTAAAAATAACCCGTTCAACGTTTCCTGTGTGAAGTTTATCGGATGTGCTAACCCGTAACACATGTAATAATCCATGTTGGGGACTTCAATCATAATCAGACTACTATCATGGGTATAGTTGTCGATGATATTCTGCATGTACTCCAACGGGTGATTGATGTGCTCAAGGCTGTGTGACATTGTGATAAGGTCGAATTGTTGATGTGGCACTTCGTTGATGTCCTGATATATGCGATAATCACAAGCTGGTTCAAGGCTGTGATACCTGACATCCGGCTCAACACCGACGCAATACTCAAAGTCGCACTCGATATGCAATCTATCCAGCAAGTAGCCAGCCGACGAACCAATCTCAAGGTTAGAATGCAGTCCCGTCAAATGCTGCTTGATGGTATTCACCTGGACGATTGCCCGGGCGTGTTGGTTCTTTAAGTCGTTCTGGTTGATACCGTTCTCGTTCTCAAGGATAGTGTCCCTGTACAGTCCGCTGTAGTATTGTATAGTTTGTTCGTCCGTCATGCGTGGATTCAGGAAGTTCAAGCCGCAATCCTGACAGATTGAAGCGTGTATCATGCCTAAGTCGCGGTAGTTAATCTGGTACATTGTTGGTATGTCTGTACCCTTGCAGATGGGGCATTGTGTTAACTGCTCAAAGTCAAGTTGATTGATTAGTGTCATCTCATATCCTCTCTACTCTCACATAGATAATATGATTATACAACTTTTGCGGATAGATTTCAATACCCCAATTTATCTATTTTGCCAGAACGTCGGCAATCGCCTTTAGCACCTTTTCCGCAATCTTCTTGCCGTATAACATGACTACCTGCTTGTCTGTTATCCACCCCGTTTGTTTGTGCGCTGATGTCTGCTCCTCGCTGGATTGTACTAACCTTGCGTATGTTGCACTCGTGCCAACGGTTGCGGTAAATCCACTATCGGATGCCTTGGCAGTCCATGATTGCCCTAGTTTCTCACTCTTACTGGATTGCCCCCGTCTGTAAGGAACACCAATATCACCTTTATTCAGATGATAAAAGAACCCTGCTCGCATACGTTTAGCCGCGTCACTATTACCATATAATCGCCAATTCTTATACGTTCGTTTAGCTGGATATTTCGCTATTTTTTCTTTAAGCTCTAAAGCACCAGCCATGATTGCACCCTTGACTTTTGTCATGCTGGCAAGGTTGTCAATCTTTTTTATTAGTTCTTCCGCGCCTTCAATCTTGATGTATGTCATTCTGGCAACCTGTGAGATACTTCACATCTACACCCGACATGGGCTGGAGGATACATTCCATCTGTTATCGGTTGGTCATTACGAGGGCCGCAAATATCACATACTATGTCATCGTTTGACGTATTCCATATTGCAATCAATTCAATGCCCGTTTCTTTTTGGATCTCACTGACCAGTTGCCGCTCTCCCTCGGACGCTGCCCTGGTGGTTTCTGTAATAGCTATCATCTCCGCGCGTGCTGGTGAATACCAGCGTTCTAGTGACGTCCGTAATTGTCCTAAATTCCAACCTTGCTCATAGAATTGCGGTATCGTTTCCTGAAGTCCTTTCAGCGTTGTATTGGTGATACCTTTTACTAAATCATACGTATATTTATTAGCCCACCTGGCAGCGTTGACATTTACCATTCCCCAATCAATACCGATATGCACTTCGTCCATCAATAGTTTAGCCTGTTGTAAATATATGTCGATAAGAATAGGTTCAACGTCACGTTGTAGCTTTCGACCTTCGTTCTCCCAAAATTCATTTGGTACGTTGTATAGTTGCGGTGGATTGCCCAATAATTCCAATAGTTTATTCAATTGCGCCCGTTGGTTCTTACTGATAACCGCAATCAGACGCGCTTCTATTTCGTCACGATTGATCACGTCTGCTTTTATCGCGCCGCTTTGACGTAGCTTCTTTAGCTTTTGCAGGCGTGCCATAGCGTCAACATCTGGAGGAACATTCCACCCTTGCGCCTTCAATGTATCAACAATCTTTACGATGGTATCAATCGTTTTTGGATTCATCTACCCTCCCAGCTTCCATCATCAAAACGGACTACATCAGTTCTGGCTTTGTGCTTGTGTATCTTCGCAGGTGTTACGGGTTTAAATCTATTCCATCCCTTGCGGTATTTAAAATTGATGTCACACCGTCGCGATGTCATCTCAAATTCTCCACAACTCACATCAAGGGTATAAGCACCAACTGATTCATTATACGTCAATTCTACATCAATGCCAGTTACAGCATAGGTAGTATTATCAGCGGTAAATGTGTACGCTGCCAACAATCCAACATCAATTCCCGTCAAGCTGTAAGTCTGTGTTGCGCCTGCCAACAATCTGGACGCTAATAATCCAGTATCAATTCCTGAATACGTGTACTCTGCTTTGGTTGCATCAAATTTACGGGTTGCCAGTAGTCCAGCATCAATACCCGTCAAACTATATTCAGCTTTTACGGCTGGCATAATGATTGACTTCGTTAACCCCGTATCTATTCCTGTTAGCACAAATTCACCGACTGTTATACCAAGTGTTCTGGCTGCCAGTAATCCGGTTGCCGTTCCTGTTAGTGTAAATTCTGCGACGGTTGCAGGCATGATAACAGTCTTAGCTAACACAGAATCAACGCCCGTCAATGTAAATTCTGCTTTAGTAATGTCTATCTTGCGTGCTACTGTAAACCCTGCTGCAATACCCGTGAAGGTAAATTCAGTCTTCGTGATAGGTAATACAATCGTTTTGGCTAATGTTGCGTCAATTCCGGTTAGTATAAATTCAGCCGCTGTTATATCTACTTTACGGGCAACTGTCAGGGTTGCCGCTATTCCTGTGAATGTGTATGTTTGTGTAGTTGCGTCTAATGGTGCAACGGGCGCGGTTGGTGCTGTTAGTACAGCATAAGACAATCCCATAGCCCTTCTTGTTGTCGCATTACCGGCAGATGACGGGCTGACAAATCTTAACCGTAAATCAGTAAAATCGGATAGCGCGTCACATTCGGCTGTTGTACAATTGTAGGTGTAATCAGTCCAGGTATCTGTCAGCGTCTTTTGTGTATCACTTGCCCTTAGTGTTGCACCTTCGTATAAATATGTTGTGACATAAACAGCGTTACCGGCTCCGTCCGTTGTCGTTCCATTTAGCTTTGCTACCCGATACGTGAACGAAATACCCGTATCAGAAACAGGGTCGGTAATGTTCGTTAGACTGCATTCATACGTTACAGCGGTAGCCTCTGCCCCATAGATAAAATCAGCATCAGACGGAGTTATTTCGTCAATGCTCGCATAATTACCACCAGCAACGCCGGTAGTGGTTACGTCACCATCAGGGCGTCCATATTGTGCCATAGTTATCCTATGCTATCGTCAATACGCCGTTTGTACCATCGAAGTTTATTGTCAGACTTTCACCAGCCGCTAATGTGATTTCTGAACCGTAGTCATACCAGCCTATAAGCTCGTCGGATGCCGCTGTGTCATTGTAGATAACCACATAACGAAACGGGCCAACAGTTCCGCCGGTTGCGGTTACGGTTTTGTCAGCCAATACCAGCTTATAGGTTCCGTCTGTTTGCGCTGATGTTGATATTGTCAAGGCCTGACTGTCAACATAAGTCAATGTTATTTGTGTCAGGTCGCCCAACACGGTATTAGTAGCCACGGGTGCGGCTGCCGCTGCCGTGAATGTCACATTCAGGGTATCGCTCCCCAGG